AACATTGTTTACTTTGTTTCTCGTTAGAATTTTTGACAGTTAAATGGCTGAAAATCAGGCCTTTAAGCTGTAAACAATATTGTTTCTCATTGTTTACAGTATGAATTGCAAAACTTTGTTAAATTTACCTCAGTTTGCACTTTACAGCATTTAGGATTGTATACGTTTCAGAAATAATACTTATATTTGCAAAAACTAATAACATTCAACCATGAACAGGCAATATTTCAATAGGGAGAAGGCCGAAGACTTACTTCCTGACCGCTCAGACATTATCCCACCTGAGCATTCAGTCTTTAACCCTACGCATCAAGAAATTATCGACACAAATCTATCAGTCGAAGAGGAAAAATGGGAATCCCGAAAAACTGCACGCGAGCTCTTAGAGGAAGCCCGCAAGAAGCAAGCAAAAGAGCAATCAAGAGAGAAATACGTAGAGCGCAAAAAGGAGCAAGCTGAGCGAGGCATAGCCAATACTAAAAGCCCTGCTCAGGCTGTTCGCGCGGCAAGGTATGAGCAATCTAAAGCTTTAACGCCCGATACAATAGAAATGCAGGAGCGAGCAGGCACTTCAGCGCAGGTCTCTAAGCTCTTAAGGTCTCTTAATATCAACCTTAACATGCAATTCAGCAAAAAGGAGACGTACGATATAATCGCGGCTCTTTTGACTTGCAACGAGGCACAGCTTGAGGCACTACAATCTAACCGCAGAGTGCCTATTGTCATTAAAACGATTATAAAGAACATCTTACTTGACTATGAGCGCGGCAGCATGACGACTGTAGACAAGTTATGGACTCGGCTCTTTGGCTCGGACTTCAACGATAACCCTAAAAACCAGGGTGGAAATACCACTGTGAATATACTCTCAATGGTACCAGGTGTCGATGGCTCCAAGCCAATTTCAAGAGAAGGGTATCTCCAAATCAAAAATCATGTGTTCGGAGAGGACTGACAGGCTTTAAAATGAGAAATTTTAATATTTATTTTAGTTCTGACAAGCTTTTAATATTAAATAATAGATTTATATAGAAAATAGCTCAGAGCTCTTTAAAATCAAAATAAATAATTGATACTTATGCCTACCCCAAATTCATATAATAAAGAAACACGCGCGATGGCATCTTCGGAGACACAATTATATGACCGAGTGCGCCTGGAGATACTGTCTGAGCTTGAAAAGTTCACCCGGGCTATGTTCAAGGCACAGTATAAGCGTTCATTTATCGTCAATAAGCACCATAAGCGCATCTTTGAAGCCTTACAGGACGTTGTTGACGGTAAATGTAATCGCCTTATCATTAATATGCCTCCACGATATGGCAAAACGGAGACAGCCATTAAGCAGTTCATCAGCTGGTGCTTCGCGCTTAACCCAACTTGCCGCTTTTTGCATCTATCGTACTCAGATACACTTGTGAACGATAACTCACAGACTATCAGGCAGACTATGATGGAGCCGCTTTACAAAGAGTTGTTCCCAAATTCAATCCTTGAGAAAGAAAAAGGCTCGTCGGACCACTGGCGGACCAAAGCAGGAGGTGAGCTTTACGCAGTTTCAACACAAGGTCAGGTTACAGGCTTCGGTGCGGGTAAAGTAGATGAGCTTTCAGACTCAGACGATGACTTCCTGACTGACATTGCCACACGCTTCGGAGGCGATGACTCACACCTGGAGCAGATACTCTCAGCCTTAGAGGTTGATACGAACGTATTCCAAGGAGCGATTCTTATCGACGACCCTCTTAAGCCAGATGAAGCGGCTTCTGATACAACAAGAGAGCGAGTCAATCAGCGATTCGAGAGTACAATCCGTAACCGTGTCAACTCAAGAAATACTCCTATCATTATTATTATGCAGCGGTTGCATGAGCATGACCTCTGTGGGTACTTGATGGAGAAAGAACCTGACGAGTGGCGAGTACTCAGTCTTCCAGCCATTGAGGTAGACCCTGAAACAGGAGAAGAGAGCGCGCTATGGGAGGTAAAGCACACCCTCGAAGAGTTGCATAAGCTTCGTACTATCGAGCCTCTTATATTTGATACGCAGTACATGCAGGACCCGACACCACGTGAAGGGCTTATGTACCCAGACGGCTTCATGACTTATAAGCCAGATGAGTTGGAGCTCTACAAGGCGAACGAGAAAAAAGTCTGTAATTATACGGATACTGCCGATACAGGTGCCGACGACCTGTGCTCCATCTGCTTCGTTGATACACCCGAGTATATCTACGTTACTGATGTGCTCTTCACGCAAGAGCCTATGGAGCTCACAGAGCCTAAAACGGCTAAAATGCTTAACAAGAACAAAGTCACTACAGCCCGTATAGAGTCTAACAACGGTGGCCGGGGCTTTGCCCGTAAGGTTCAGTCATTACTCAAGCTGACTCACCGCAATTTCAGGTGTGTAATTCATTGGTTCCATCAAAGTGCTAATAAGTATGAGCGAATCTATAATAATTCAGCTACAGTGCAGGCAATTGTCAAGATGCCGGAAGGCTGGGAGAAGAGATGGCCTAGGTTCCATTCAGCTTTAATGTCTTATCGTATAGACAATAAGCGTAAAGTTGTTCATGACGATGCTCCAGACTGTCTAACTGGCTGTGTAGAGATGAAGTTGAAAGGAACTCGTCAACGCAAAATAAAGTTAAAAAACTAAAAATAATCAGTTTTCTTTGTGCTTCTTATAAAATTTTTTATTATATTTGCATTGTACCGTACAGAGTTAAACGGTACGTTGTAGATGTTATTTTGTTTTATTAATAAATGCGCAAAAAGGCTGACTAAGGGAAAGCAGCTTTAAATTTATAAACTTTTAAAAAACTAACAGATATGGGTTTAAATTGTGGATGTCCCGCTGGCGCTCATCTCGCTGACCTCGAAATTGCTGATTGCAAAGAGGGCTTGGGACAAGTACAGAAGTTTGTGCTGCAGCGTATCTATAAGACCGCAGGCGAAAAGAATAATATCGCTGACCCTACTAAGAAGGCCTCATGGACAACGCTTTTCGCAGCAGCAGATGGTACCAAAGCGATAATTTCCCCGTATATTCAAGGTCCTACTACTGAGCCGGGTGCAGCTCGCACATTTGGTGGCGGTAACCAGACTTTGGGCGGTGTTGAGATTATCATTGGTCGTGAACCGACTGCTTTTTCTGCAGTAATGTACCAAGAGAAGCAAAAGACAATTGCTACTATGAAAAAGTACATGTGCGAAAATGTAGGCGTCTATTTAATTGATGAAGGCGGTAATCTTGCCGGTCTTTCAGAAGATGAAGGCACTAAGATTATGCCAATTCCTATTGGCAAGTTCTTTGTAGGCGATAAGAACCTTAGCGGTTTTGAAGAACCGGACAGCAACGTTGTTGAATGGTCCTTCTTCCCTAACTGGAGTGACATGTTGCACATTATCAGACGTGAAGAAATGGATTTTAATCCTTTGACAGACCTTGTGAATGCTTCTTCAACTAGTTCAACTGACCTTGGTTAAAAACAAGTAACTATGGGAAGAAAAAAGAAAGAACAAACAGTGCTTTTGGTTGTGCCTAAGTACCAGAAACAACAGGAGTTCGGTGTACAACACGCTGAGCGCCTGTTGGATATGGGGGCCGCTGTAAATGGTGGTTGGGAGCTTCCAAAAGATAGTAACTACGTATACGACGAAGAAAATGGGCTTAGACTTAAATCAGATAAAGCAAATACTGCAAAAGCCGTCTAAACGTCAGACGATTCAAAAAGCGGCTTCATTGCAGGGGCGTCTCAGATTTCATACTGAGACCAATATTGCTATGCCTGATGCAAATCTACAGACTACGCAGTTTTTAAAGTGGGTAGAGTCTCTTTTACCCATGGATAAATACAATATTTTTCTCCAGTTGTTTAAGTTCCCCCTCGCGACTCCAGCAGTCGTAGAATGCGTCTATAGAGAGCTTGAAAGAGTTTTCTATAGTCGTAATTCTTCCTCTAGCTATCAATTTTTGAGCGCTGAGCTTGCTGAAGATTGGGCAGATTATCGCAAAAACAAGCTCAATGAGCCAGAAGTATGGAAGACTACTGCTTGGAAGCGCATGCAGGTTTCAATTAACAGCATTCTTGTTGTAGACTTGCCAGCAATTCAAAATAGCTTTAGACCTGAGCCGTACTTTTATTGGCTTGAGATTGAAGACGTTATCGACTATTCTTCACCAGATAACTTAACGTTTGACTGGCTCGTGTTTAAGCAGCCAGAAAATCGTATAGCGGTCTTTGATGAGTCTTCTATTAGGGTTTATCAATTGAATGAAAAGAACGAAATTCAAAGTCTTATCTCTGAATCAGTTCATGACCTGGGGTATTGCCCAGCTCGTTTCTTTTGGTCAACTCCTCTTAATGAGAAAAATAAGGACTTAAAGAAGAATCCGATTACAAAAGAGTTATCAAGACTTGACTGGTATCTCTTCTTTCATATTTCCAAGCAGCATCTAGACTTGTATGCGCCTTATCCTATATATAGCGCGTATGAGGCTGATTGTGATTTTATGAATGAAGAAACCGGCGAGTATTGTGATGGGGGCTTTCTAAGAGACGATAAGGGGTACAAGATGAACGCTAACGGCACGCTTCAGGAATGCCCGTGCTGCTCTCGTAAGCGTTTAGCTGGCCCCGGTTCGTTCTTAGAAATACCTATCCCGAATGCGCAAGACGGTATAGCGGATATGCGCAGCCCTGTTCAGATTACCACTATCGACAAAGATTCTTTACAGTACAATGTTGAAGAGTGTGAAAGGCTTAAAAACGATATTATTATATCAGTAGTAGGAACAGGGGGTGGAGTTAGCGAAAAAGAAGCTATTAACGAAGCCCAAATTGCGGCTAACTTTGAAAACAAGACTTCGGTGCTTAACGCATTAAAGACTAATTTCGAGCAAGCGCAAAAGTTTGTAGAAGATACAATCTGCAGATTTAGATATGGCTCAAGCTTTATTTCGTCTTCTATTTCATGGGGCACAGAATTTTATGTATTTACTGTTAAAGAGCTTTACGAACGGTATAAAGAAGCTAAAGAAAATGGTGCCAGCGAAGCCGAGTTGGATGCTATTCAAGACCAGATAGTAGAAGTTCAATATAAGAATAATCCTACTATGTTGCAGAGAGTTCAATTGTTAAAGCAATTAGAGCCTTATCCGCACAAAACTCTTGAAGAAGTGTTAAATCTTTATGAAAAATCGTTAATTAACGCTAATTTAGTAAAACTTAAAATAAATTTTACTAAATTAGTGGAGCGATTCGAAAGAGAGAATATTAATATTATTTCTTTTGCTTCTGCATTACCGTTACGAGACAAAGTGAAGTTAATAACTGAAAAACTATTAGAATATGTCAAAAATGAACCTACAACAACTCCAAAACAAATCTCGTCAGGAGATAGTGGAGATTAAAGACCAAGCGGAAAAGCGACAATTGGAGCTTAACCAGCTTAAGGCTAAGGGAGGAAAAGATTGGACTATTGACCTCCAGGACGAATTGAATGAAGTAACTCTTTTCTTAGTAGATGTAGAGGAGCTGATTGAAGAGAAGGCAAATGAGCCAGAACCTAAGTACACAGTAGCGAAAGGAACTGAAAAGTTAGTACACGCTAGAATTTCAAAAGGTCGTAGATTTGACCCAACTACGGGTAAAGAGATTACTAAGCCTTATGTTCAGATGTTTACTTATGGCGAATGGAAGTTATTCCAACAGAATCATGGGTCTATTGGCTTCGTAATTTTGGAAGTTCTCCATAATCCATACGACAAGGTAAAGTAATCATAAAAAATTCAAAGCTATGTTAACTATTGAAATGCTATCTCAAAATCCTGCTTTGGCTGGCCTCTCTGACGCTCAGAGAGCTGCTATTGCAGAGATGTCAAGAAATGACGAGGCCACAGTAATTGGCACTCGTATTGGGGCCCTTCATGGGCAGTATGATACTGATATTCTTACGGTATCAGGTATTATAAAGAACGCAGGTGAAAAGAGCTATGACTACGCAAAGCGTGTTATTAGTGACTTTAAGTCTAAAGCAGAGGCCGCAAAGAACGTGCAAGCACAATTAGACGCGGCTAACAAGAAGGTTGAGGACTTGCAAAAGAAGATTGAGTCTAATGCAGGAGACGAAGCTCTTCGTCAGCAGCTTAAGGATGCAAAAGCGCAAGTTGGACAACTCCAGACTCAACTTAAAGCTAGCGAAGATTCATATAAGCAAAAAACAGCAGAGCTTGAAGGCAAAATTAAGTCAACGCATGTAGATTATGCTTTTGCAGCGGCTACAGCTGGTTTTAAGTTTAAAGACGGTATTACTGAAAGTGTTCAGAAGGTATTACTGAACTCGGCGAAAGCAGAAGTCTTGGCTAAGGGTACGCCAGACTTTGTGGATGATGGTCAAGGCGGTCAAAAACTTGTTTTCCGTGGAGCAGATGGTAACATTTTGAATAACACAAAAAACAATTTGAATCCGTATACCGCGGAGGAGCTTCTTATGGAGACCTCAATTAAAGACGTTATCGATACAGGCCGCCAGCAAACAGGTGGAGGTACTAAAGGGGGTAACGGCGGAAACGGCGGTGGAATTTTGTTAGACTTAACCGGAGTAAAGACACAAGTAGAAGCTGATAAGGCTATTGAAACTTATCTTTTATCTACTGGCTTAACTCGCGATTCTTCAGAATTTTCTCAACAGTCAATGCAGCTTAGAACTGAAAATAACATTTCAAGCCTGCCAATTAGATAAAGACTAAAATTGCTAGCGTAAAAGGGTAATGCGCCAGTACGTGATAAGTAATAAAATTTTTAATTTTTAAATCAAAAAAGTTATGAGTTTAGTTAATACTCGTATTCAAAACATTCGCGCTAATTCA